ATTCAAGCGTGTCTTCGGGCACGACATCCGCGAATCCACCCGCGACGAGCAGCTTGCGTTCATCAACTACGAGCTCCGCTATGGCCGGGAGAAGGCGGCGGGCGATGCGTTGAAGAAGGCAACGACGGCGGCTGAGGCCGGCTCCATTGTGTCGAGCCAGTACGAGCGCCCGGCCAACAAGGCGGGAGAAGCCTCGGCGCGCGCCGCGATCGCTGAGGCCCTGTCGAAGACGGGCAGTCCGGCGACCAATCTCCCCACCTCGGCCGCCCTGGCTGGGACGGTCGCGAACGACAACCGCTCGAGCAGAACCGTCAACAGCCAGTTGAACCTCGGCGGAATCACGATAAACACGAACGAGCGTGACGCGCAGGGCATCGTCCGGGAAATCCCCGGCGCGCTCCGGAATTCGTCTCTCGCCACGCAAGCGAATTACGGGCTGCAATAGGGATGACGACCTATCCGAATGTCCCGAACGTTCCGGGCGTCCCGCCGATCCCGCGCAATCCCTTCGCGTCCTCGGCGCCGACGCTCGAGCTTCTGACGACCGATCCGATCTCGCTCCTGACCGATGCCTTCACGCCGCAATGGGGCATTTACAAGAACGGGGTCCCGGTCATCCAGTCCGACAACACGGTCTCGTTCGAATTTCGGCAAGCATGGGCCATTGCCGATTTCCCGGTGGAGCAGGGCGGATTTCAGTCCTACGACAAGGTGAACACGCCCTTCGATGCGCGGGTCCGCGTCTCGAGCGGCGGCTCGGAATCGAACCGGCAGGCGCTCATCGCTTCGGTCGAGGCGATTGTGGATTCAATCGACACCTACGATCTCGTCACGCCCCTGAAGGTCTATCCGAACGTGAACGCGCAGCACTGGGGATATGCCCAGCCCGCGCAGAACACCGGTCTCCTGTCGATCGACATCCGGTTCCTCGAAATCCGCCAGACCGCGACGCAGACCTTTTCGCAGACCGATAATGGGGTGGCGCCGTTGCAGAATACGAAAGACCCCGCGAGTGCTTCTCCGGTGAACGCAGGCACGGTGCAGACCAAACCCTTCACAGGCGGTGGCGGAACGACGAACGGCGCCGGCGCGTCGGGGGCATGGTGAGACGATGCTGCAAATCCCGACCCAGCCCGTTCCGAACCAGACCCTTCAGGTCCAGCTCGCGGGCCAGAACTGCCGGATCGACATCGCCCAGAAGCGGACGGCCATGTTCCTCGATCTCTACGTGGACGAAAGCCTGATCATCGGCGGGGTGATCTGCGAGAACAAGAACCGGATCGTGCGCTCGGCATATCTGGGCTTCATCGGGGATCTCGGCTTCGTCGACACCCGAGGGACGGACAACCCCTATTTCACGGGGCTCGGGAGCCGCTTCATTTTCGTCTACCTCGAAGCGACCGATCCACCGCCGGCGGTGAATTAGGACGCAGGGTCGTAATCGATCCGGTCGAGGACGTAGTTGTAGGAAGCAAGCCCGAAGACGCGGACGAGCGGTTCTCCGGTGACGCCGGCGAGGCCTTCCTGCCTTACAGAGACCTGCACGGCGATGTTCTCCGTCGCGGGCCGGTGTCCGCGTGCGATGAGGGCCTTGAGGCAGGATTCGACGATCATCGTCGCATCGGCGCGCGCGCCTGCTTCCTCGCCGCGGGGCGGCTGCTTGTAGATCAGGTCGAAGGCATAGGCGGACGGCTCGGCGGTCTCGACGTCGACGCGAAGCCATTCGGGCCTGGGCGAGAGGCCGCGAACCACCTCGGTCGCGACCTCATGAGCCTCGCGCGTGTCCGGCTTTCCGGGCCCGGTGTGATCGACGGCGGCGATCAGCACGACGCCGAAGACGATGGCAAGAAGCAAAAACGGCAATGAAAACAGTCGCATGACGCATCCTTTAACGGGGTGTGGCGACGGCAAAGAGTGAACCCCGGTCGCAAAGCATGTCCTTCGTCCGCCGCAAGATCAACGTCACCTTCACTCTCGCAGAAGGCACCTTCGCTGAAAGCGGGAAGAATACGGTCACTTTGTCCGGCCTCCGGACGTCGGTGCGCTGCATCAAGGCCGGCGGGCCCTCCATGGGCACGCTTCAGATGATGGTGTTCGGCATGACACCATCGATCATGAACCGGCTCTCGACACTCGGCATGGTTATCCAGCTCGTGCCGCGCAACACGGTCACAGTCGAAGCGGGTGACGATCAATCGGGCATGGGCACGGTCTTCATCGGCACGATCACGAACGCATATCCGGACTTCAACGCGATGCCGGACGTGGGGTTCTTCGTCGAGGCGCACACCGGGCTCATTGAAGCGGTCGAGCTCGCCAAGCCGACGAGCTATCGCGGCGCGGCCAAGGTCGACGTCATCATGTCTGGGCTCGCGAGCAAGATGCAGTTGGCGTTCGAGAATTCGGGCGTCGATACGGTGCTCGCCAATCCGTACTTTTCGGGTTCTCTCCGGAGCCAGGCCAAGGCCTGCGCCGAGGCGGCCGGCATCAACTGGGTGATCGACAACGGTGTGCTGGCGATCTGGCCGCGCAACAAGGCGCGCGGGACCGCCATCCCGCTCGTCTCGGCCGATACCGGCATGGTTGGGCATCCCTCCTACACCGCGCAAGGCATCGCGCTTCGGCCCGAATTCAACCCGTCCATCGGCTTCGGCTGGAAGATCAAGGTGCAGAGCGATCTTGACCGCGCGAACGGCACATGGGCGGTCTACAGCCTCGCGCACATGCTCGACGCCGAGCTTCCGAAAGGACAGTGGTTCACCGACATCGGAGCCTATAACCCTGCTTATGCGGCGCCGGTCATCCAATGAGCGGGTACGGCCAGCAAGACCCGTTCAACTCGGGCAGCGAATTCAACGCCATAGAGTTCATCATCCGGCAGTTACTCGGCACGGTCAGAACCACAATCGTGGCGCAGGTCATGGGGGTGACGAATGCCGGCAGCGTCTCGCCGGTTGGCTTTGTCGACGTGAAACCCCTTGTCAATCAGGTCGACGGCGCCGGGAACGCGGTGCCGCACGAGACGATCTTTTCGCTTCCCTACTTCCGTCTCCAGGGCGGCGGGAATGCGATCATCCTCGATCCGCAAGTGGGCGACGTCGGCATAGCGGTGATCGCGGATCGCGACATCTCGGCGGTGAAGGCTTCGAAGGCCGCGGCGAACCCCGGATCGAGCCGGCGCTTCGATCTCGCGGACGGCATCTACATCGGCGGCATCCTCAACGGCACGCCGAACCAATATGTCGAGTTCAGCGCCGACGGGATCAGGATCCACTCGCCGACGCAGGTGAAGCTCGATGCTCCCGACGTCCTGATCGAGTGCGAGACCTTGGAGGTGAACGCCACCACCTCCGTCACCGTGACGACGCCGACCTTCACGGTGAATGGCGACACCGCGCTCAACGGCAACCTGACGCAAGGCGAAGGTACCGGCGGCGGGACGGCTCATCTCAAGGGTCCGGTCACCGTCGATCAGGACCTCACGGCAAACGGAACATCGGTCCACACGCACGTCCATGGCGGCGTACAAACCGGCAGCGGCAACACGGGGCAACCTGTCTGATGGATACCTTGCTTCTCGACATCGACAATTGGGACCTCCTTCTCGATCTCTCGGGGAATTGGGCCGTCGCGTCCGATCCCTACAGCCAGGCGCAGGACGCCGCGAGCGAGATCAGGACCTTTCAGGGCGAGGTCTACTACGACACGACGCTCGGGGTTCCCTACTGGGTTTCGATCCTCGGGCAGAACGCGCCGCTCTCGCTCGTCAAGGCAAAGCTCGTCGAGGCGGCACTTCGTGTGCCGGGCGTCACCAAGGCGCGCGCATTCCTCTATGAGCTGCGAACACGTGTCATCAGAGGGCAAGTGCAGATCACGAACGCCGAAGGGCAGGCCGCAGGAGTGAATTTCTGATGACGACCAACGTCCCGCCCGTCGTATTCACCGAACGCGGTTTCATCGCCCCGACCGAAGCGGAGATTCTTGCCGGCGTCCTCGCCGACATGAACTCGGCCTTCGGTGGGAACATGAACACCGACCTCACGACGCCGCAGGGCCAGCTCGCGACGAGCCAGGCTGCCTGCGTCGCCGATGCCGATGATACTTTCGTGCTGTTCTCCAACCAGGTGGATCCAGCCTATTCCTCGGGCCGGATGCAGGACGCGATCGCGCGCATCTATTTCCTCGAGCGCAACCCGGCGCTTCCGACCGTGGTGCAGGGGCTCTGCACCGGCCTTCAGGGCACGGTCATCCCGCCCGGCGCCATCGCCGTTGCCGAGGATGGGAACCTCTTTCTCTGCACCGACGGCGGGACGATTCCTTCGACCGGATCGATCACGCTGGCGTTCCATGCGCAGAACACCGGCCCCATCGCCTGTCCGGCCAACACGCTGAACCGCATCTATCAGGCGATCCCCGGCTGGGACACGATCAACAATCCGACCGACGGCGTGGCGGGCTCGAATGTCGAAAGCCGGGCGGATTTCGAATACCGGCGGGCGCAGAGCGTCGCGCTGAACGCGCATGGGTCGCTCTCCGCGATCTATGGCGCGGTCTTCAACGTCAGCGGCGTGATCGACGCCTACGTCGCGGAGAACGTGACGAACACGACTCAGAACACGGGCGCGACCAACTACCCCCTCGTCGCGCATTCGCTCTACGTCGCGGCCGTGGGTGGAACCGATGAAGACGTCGCCCAGGCCATCTGGTCGAAGAAGGACGTGGGCTGCAACTACAACGGCAACACCTCGGTCACGATCACCGATCAGAGCGGCTACAACTATCCCTATCCG